CAGCAAGTAATAACACAGCGGTGGGTTGTGGTGCTTTGCATAAAAATACAACAGGATCAACAAATACAGCAACAGGTCAACGAGCTTCAGCTTGTAATACAACAGGTTCTAACAATACAGCATTTGGTCATCATGCATTATGTGCTACCACAACAGCCAATGATAATACAGCAGTTGGTTTTAGAGCAATGGAAACAAATACAACAGGTAATACTAACTCAGCGATTGGACAGTTTGCTTTGTTTGCTAACACAACTGGTCGATTTAATATGGCTATTGGTAATAGTGCATTAGATTCTAACACAACAGGAGAAGCTAACGTAGGAGTAGGTTATTTAGCTTTAGGAGGTAATACTACAGCTGATGTTAATACAGCAGTTGGTCAGTGTGTTTTAATTGCAACCACAACAGGAGCAGCAAATGTAGGCTTAGGTGCTCATTCTGGAAAAGCTAATACAACTGGATCTTGTAATACTGTATTAGGTTATTTTACTGGTTGCGCTCTTACAACAGGAGCACAGAATATATATGCAGGTAACCATGCTGGTAAAAATGCTACAACAGGTAGTAATAATGTAGCTATAGGTAATAATGCTGGTACAGATGCTGTAAGAAATATTACAACAGGAAGTAATAATATTGTACTTGGTAATAATTCATCTGCAACAGCTCATATAAAAATTGATTGGACAGTAACATCAGATTTAAGAGATAAAACTCAAATAAAAGATGTTGTTCATGGTTTAGATTTTGTTAATCAAATAACACCTATTGAATATAAATTTAAAAAATCAAGAGAAGATGCAACACCTCATGGTCCTAAAAAATACGGATTTAAAGCACAAGAAATTTTAGAACTTGAAGGTGACAATCCTGTTATTATTAACAATGAAGATACTGATAATTTAAAACTAACTTCAGCACATTTAATACCAGTATTAGTCAACGCAATAAAAGAATTAAAAGCAGAAATAGAATTACTAAAAAACAAATAAAGAAAGAGGATAAAATGTTAAATACATATGTCGTAGAAGGCGGAGTAGGTAAATGTACTACGTTTAGTGCATTGATACCTAAGTTAAAAGAGAAAGCTGATGTGCAAATATACACACCTTACATAGGTTGTTTTGCTAGTAACCCAGATGTCAAATTAGTTTTAGAACAAACATTACATTTAACAGATCCAAGAATAATGGCATCAGATAATATATTTTACTGTGAACCTTACAAATCTAATTTTCAATTTGGTAAACATCATATTATTGAAAGTTATTGTAAACATCATGATGTTGAATATGATAAGTCTATGACACCTAAACTTTATACAGAGCATCATAAAGATAGTGTTAAAGAATGGTTAACTAAGAATGAGATTGGTAAATATATAATGATTCAATTTTCTGGTGGTCAACCTCAAGCTGGTTTTAATGCTAATAATCAATACACAAACATTAATCCAAATAGAAATTACCAACCTTTCTTAGCTCAACAAGTCGTTAATATGTTGAGAGAAGAATATAAAGATACAACTATTATTAACTGTGTTTTACCTAATGAGCCACATTATAATGAGACTATTAGATGTGATTTACACTGGACCCAGTTACATGAAATGTTAAAAGGATCTGAAGGCTTTGTAGCTATAGATAGTTGTCTACAACACTTTTCACCCTCAGCAAATAAACATGGTGTTGTTGTTTGGGGTTCAACAAGATGGACACAATTTGGTTATTCACACAACAAAAACATGCAATTTCATATGGGAAATAAATGGAATGAAGCTAAATATAATGATAGTGACCCAAGAAATAATATGGTAGAACCTAAGTTAATTCTTGATAATTTTAAAAAACTTGATAAAAATAAACCAGTTGCATGCGCAACAGAATAAGGAGATAAAATGGCGAATAAAACAGCAAATGAAATAGCAGCAGATTTTGTAGCAATGGGACACAGCGTGGCTGTAATCACAGATGTAATAGCTGGAGATTCAATGGCAGATGAAACAGCAGCAGACAAACAAAGTGCAGTTGATAGAAATGTTGAACACTTAGTGCTAAAAAAAGCAGAGAAAAAAATTGAAGATGCTACTGCTTCTATTTGGACTAACGAAAGTTTTACAGCAATTGATGCAGCTATATCAGCAGGCAATTCATACACGGCGTAAATGCCATGTTACAAAAAGTAGGGTTTCAACCAGGATTTAATAAACAAGTTACATCAACCGGAGGCGAAGGCCAATGGAAAGGTGGAGACAATGTTAGATTTAGATATGGTACACCTGAAAAAATAGGTGGTTGGGCCCAATTAGGTTCATTTGATATTACAGGACGTAATACAGCTATACATCATTTTGTAAATGCTAGTGGTATTAAATTTGCAGCTCTTGGAACAAACAGAATTTTATATGTATACTCAGGAGGTATTTTTTATGACATACATCCTATTAAATCTACAGCTACATTAACAAATGCTTTTAGCACAACCAATAATTCTACTGCAGTTACAATAACTTTTGCATCAACACATAATGCAGACAAAGGTGATATTATATTATTAGATAATTTTACAGCTATAACTGGTTCTAATTTTTCTGCTTCAGATTTTGACGACAAAAAATTTCAAGTAACCTCTATTCCAACATCCACTACATTAACCGTTACAATGCCTTCTGCAGAAACAGGATCAGGTGCTAGCACTTCTGGAGGAATTAGAGTACAACATTATTATCCAGTCGGACCAGCAGTTGAAGTTGCAACAGCAGGTTGGGGTCTTGGATCATGGGGAGGTGTGCAACAGGGGCAATTTACATCTACACTATCTTCATCAATTAATGCTAGCCAAACAAGTTTTACCATGGCAAGTACATCTTCTTTTCCTTCTTCAGGAACAGTTTTAATTGATAATGAATTAATTACATATACAGGAAATACTCCTGGAACAACATTATCAGGTTTGACAAGAGGGGCTCTAGGTACAACAGCTGCATCTCATTCTAATGGTGCTGTGGTTACAGATGCCTCAAATTATTTTTCATGGAATGGTACAACTTCTGGGGATATTATAACAGCTCCAGGATTATGGTCTATTGATAACTTCGGTAATAAAATTATAGCAACTATTGCAGGTGCAGAAACATTTGAATGGGATTCAGATTTACTAACAGCAACAAACACCAGAGCAACAATATTAGCAAATGCTCCAACAGCATCAGCTTTTAGTTTAGTATCTACACCGGACAGACACTTAATATTTTTTGGAACAGAAACAACTATAGGTACACCTAGTACAAAAGATGAAATGTTTATAAGATTTTCAGACCAAGAAAATATTGACACAACAACATCCTATGCACCATCGGCTACTAACACAGCCGGCACACAGAGATTAGCGGATGGATCAAAAATTATAGGAGCAATTAGAGGTCGTGATGCAATATATGTTTGGACAGATACATCCTTATTTATTATGAGATTTGTCGGTGCACCTTTTACATTCTCATTTCAACAAGTTGGTACCAACTGTGGATTGATTGGTAAAAACGCAGCTGTTGAAGTTGATGGTGCCGCATACTGGATGTCAGAAAATGGTTTCTTTAGGTATACAGGTAAATTAGAATCACTACCTTGTTTAGTTGAAGATTTTGTTTACGATGATATTAATACAATACCTAAACAACATGTTAACGCAGGTTTAAATAACTTGTTTGGCGAAGTTACATGGTTCTACCCTAACTCTGGATCAGGAGTTGCTAACAGGATGGTGGCTTATAATTATTTAGATTCAACACCACAAAGACCAGTGTGGACAACAGGAACATTAGCAAGAACTGCATGGAGAGATTCCGCAGTATTTGGACAACCTCATGCAACAGAGTATGATGCAAGTGGTACAACACCTACTAATAACAAAGATCATGTTGTTGGATGCACGGATGGTGTGTCAACATATTTTGAACACGAAAAAGGGTTAGATCAAGTTAAAGAAGGAGTAACGTCAGCTATCTTAGCTAACATTGAATCTGGAGATTTTGATATAGGTTCAAATGGTTTAGATGGTGATGGTGAATTTATTATGAAAATAAGAAGAGTGTTACCTGATTTCTTAACACAAACAGGAGATAGTGTTGTTACATTAAATTTAAGAGACTATCCAAACGATTCTAATGTAAGTTCTTCATTAGGGCCTTTTACAGTTAACACTGCAACACAAAAAATAGATACACGTGCTAGAGCTAGATCTGTTGCTATAAAAATATCTAATAGTAGCACCAGTCAATTTTGGAAACTAGGTACATTTAGATTAGATATACAACCGGATGGTAGAAGATAATGGCTAGGATTGTACAATCGTTAACACTACCTGCAAAAGATTATGATCAACAAATACAGTTGTCTTTTAACAGAGATATAGATAGTATAGTGCAAAAATTAAATACAACTTTTCAAGAAGATTTAAAAGAAGAAGCGGAAGCGGAGGCATATTACTTTGGCTAATACATTTACAAATAAAAAATTAGATTTAACTGCAACATCAGCTACAACTTTATATACAGTACCATCAGCTACAACTTCTATAGTTAAATCTATATTAGTGTCAGAAGATTCAGGAAACGCTGATACCATAACTGTTACAATAACAGATGCTTCGGCAGTTGTTTTTAATCTATTTAAAACAAAAGCAATTGGTGCTAACGCCACAGTAGAACTATTGACTGCTCCATTAGTGGTAGAAGAAGATGAGATATTAAAAGTAACAGCAGCTACAGCAAATAGGTTACATGTATTATTATCTGCCTTAGAAGTTAAGAAAAGAACTGTTACAACATAGCTTGATTTACCTGACAAAAACAGGTAATGTAAGAAACCACAGGTTAAATTCCTGCTTTTAAAACTAACTTAAAAAATTATATGAAAACAGGATTAGAATCACTAGATGTAGGCGCACCAGAAATTACCTATTCAGGTAATCAAGGACCTAAATCACCACAAGAAGATCAACAAAAAATGCAAGAGTTTCAAATGGCTCAACTAGAAGAAGAGTATGATGCATATGTTGATGACATGATGGAGCAAGGAATAGAGCCAATGTCTATGCAACAGTTCTTAGAACAGGTTGCAGCGGAAGCGCAAATGAGTTCTAACGAAGAAGGTATTGGAAGCATGATGCAAGAACCACGGACCATGGCTGCTAATGGTGGTAGCATGGATTTTAAAATGCAAGGTGGAGTTAAAAATTATCTTGGTGAACAAGAAACTGTTTCTGATGTTCCGTTAAAATGGCAATCAGGTCCAGATAAACCTGATACAGAACTAGCATATATTACAAAAGCAGAAAAAGATTTATTACTTAAAAAAGATATACATGGATCACTACAAAACGGACCTAACATGGGACCTGGTGGAATTATGTCTTTAGACAGTTTTGGTGATATTGGCGGTGGACAATCTGGAGCACAATACGATAGTGGACAAGGGAGTGGTAGTCAATCACAAGCGGATAGTAATGCGGGTAATATGGGAGGCGGATCTCAACAAGATCAACAAGATCAACAAGAAGCTCTAGATAAAGTTAAAGAAGAACAAGAAAAAAAATATCAAGAATATCTAAAAAGCGAAGAAGCAAAAAAAAAAGCAGATGCAAAAGCAGCTCAAGATAAAAAAGAAGCTGAAGAAAAAGAAGCTAAAGAAACTAAACAAACTAAATCTTTTTTTCAAAAAATAGCTGATCTTAGAACTAAAACTGCTAAAATGACTTTAGCAAAATCATTAAACAAAAAATATGGTTTTGACTTTGATCCTAAAAATCCAAATTTTTTAGAGCAAATAACTGACGCGACTCAAGATATAAATAATCCTGCTTTTGATATGGGTTTATATGGAATGTCGGGTGCAGATTTAGCAGTAGGTAAAAAACAAGCAGAAGTTTTTGGTCAAGATAATATTAGTCAAGATGATTTTGAACAAGCATACAGACCTTATAGTGAAATGTATATAGACGGAGAATACCAAGATGAAGTAGTTCCAAGATTTACTAATACTGGAGGAGATGGAGGCGGTGGTCAAACTAATACTGGAGGCGGTGACGGTGATGACGACGATGATACTGATACAGCTATACCTACAGATCCAGTTACAGGTCAATACTCAAATCAATATTTAATACCAGGTGGATCTAATTTTTATTCTAACCTACCTTCTAATATGTTTAATCAAAACACTAACATGTTAACACTAGCAGATGGTGGAATTGCTAACCTTAGACAAGGCGCAGCTTTTGGCGGTATGATGGGTGATGATGGTAGACGTGCTTATGGTCTAGGAAGTTTTTTTAAATCAATTACAAAACCATTTAAAAAAGCATTTAGAGGATTTAAAAAAATAGCTAAGAGTCCATTAGGTAAGATGGCGTTGATGTATTTTGGTGGAAACATGTTACAAGGAAATGCATTATTTGGTAATCCTCTTACTGGTAATGTTACTAACAAATTAGGTAGTATGTTTAGCGGATCAGGTCCTCAAGCTAATTTAGAGGGTTTTTCAAAATTAGGAGAAAGTTTTAAAAAAATAGCAAAACCTAGTGGTAACTTTCTTACAAAAGCAATGGGTTTTGCAGAAAAACATCCTTTTGCAGCAATCTCAGGTATATCGGGATTGTCTGGTGCATACACAGCTTATCTAAATAACAAAAGAGAAGATGAATCAATGGAAGATTATAATAGAAGACTGGAAATAGAACGTGGAAACTTTGCAGCTATCCCTACAGGCCCTGTTCAATTTGCAGCTGATGGTGGACGTATGGGTTTTATGAATGGTGGTGATGATGACGATGATGATGATGATAACATTTTTTTTAGAGGTTCAGCTAGATCAGATTTAGCAAAAGCAATGTTTAATCCTAGAATGAAAAGAGCCATGGGCGGCAGCACAGGTATGCCTCCAGTAACTATGGTGTCCGAAGGTCAAAATAGTAAATCATTTTCGGATGATGAATCAATGAACATGAACCAAGGACCAACGATGCAAAGTCAAATGCCAATAAGACCACCAATGATGGATCCTAGAATGATGGATCCTAGAATGATGCAACAACAAGGTGGTATGAATCCTATGATGGGTAACAGAATGATGGCAGCTATGGGAGGATTAATGAACCTAAGTGGCAGAATGGGCTACGCTGAAGGAGGTGACGAAGGCGAATTACTAGACATGGGTGGATTAGAAAAAGATTATAGAAACGATGGTGGCTTTGTACCTATGGGAGAGTATGAAAGAAAAGATGACGTACCAGCAAGATTATCAAAAAATGAGTTTGTATTTACTGCAGATGCTGTTAGAAATGCAGG